CTGAGCCACGCCGCCGAACTGTTCACCAAGTGCGGCTCGACCGGGCGCTTTGTTGAAGTGGTCGCCGGGGATGTCCGCGATCACGGCAACAACGTGCTGTTTTCGGGCACCGCCGATGAGTGCGCCGCCGAATCGCGGAAGTACCGCATCCCGGTGCGGTTGGTGCCGACCGAGTGGCGCGAAGTGGCCGGCGAAGTGGGCGGGGCCGAACACACTTGGCAATTGGTGATCGCGTGAAACCACCCGCCCCCAAGCCCGGCCGGGGGCGTCCCGTGACGCTCCCGCCGGGGGCCAAGCACCGGTCGCTACGGCTGACCGATGCCGAGTTCAAGGCCGTCAAGGAGCTGGTCGCCCGCTTGCGGGGCGCGAAGTGAGAAGGACCGCCCCGCGCGATTTTCCGAATTCGGATTTTCTCTGTTGACTTTTCATTCCGAAAACGGATAATGAAAGTGTAAGGCAATCGCACCACCAACCGGAGAGCGAACATGACCGCGACGCAACAAAGCACAGCCACCAAACTGACCGACTTCGCCCGCGACGTGTCGGAAAACAGCCGTATCGCGGTCGTCTTTCGGAACGGGTGCTTCTGGCTGATCCTGCTGCCCGTCGAAGGCAGCGGAGATTGCACCCGGACCTTGCAAGCAGTCGGGACGGCGAAAACGGGTATCAAGTACGCCCGCGAACAAATCACGTCCTACTTCGAGGAGAAGTGAAATGCCGAAACTGTGCGAAGTGTGCGGGGCGTAGACGAGCCGAGGCCGCACGTGGACGTGCGGCCGGTTCTGGTGAACGAGATCGGCGCGCAGTGAGACAGGCCCGCGACGGGGTTTCGGGCCGCCGATGGACGACGACAATTTGCGCCGAGCGTTCAAGGGCGTGCGAGACGTGATCGCGGACCTCATCGGCATCGACGACGCTGCGTGCAAACGGCGGCGCTGTTCATCCGGGCGTTCCTCGAAGCGGAAGGCGGCGTGAACCAGTGAGCAAGCCCGTAACCGCCCTGTTGCCGTACGCTCCGGGTGTACATGGCGGCACGGGGCGCGGCACTGAAAGCAGGTGCGACATGAAAACCGAATCCGTGACCGTGGCCCGCGGCAACGTCGTCGCGGGCGTGGCCCAACTGCTCGACGCGCTCGAACAGGCCGACGCGGACGCCATCGAGCGCGCGGGCGTGAAACTCGGCGCGTTCGCGGCGCTGCTCCGGGGCGCGAAGCCGTCGCTTCCGCCGCTCGCGTCGGTGCGCGCGAGGCCGCCGGAACAGGAACAGGAGCGACCGGGAAACGCACCGGCCCCGGCGGAACAAGCCCCGCCGCCGGGGGAGTGGAGCGAACCGCCGGGCTTGATGCTGAAGGTGCTCGCGGCGGTGGATCGCATCCCGTCGGTAACGTGGGCGCTGGCGCGCCGCCTCGACCTGAGCAAGCGGGACGTGGACGCGCTCGTCCTGCGCAACCTGCACCTGTTTCAGCCGGTGCCAAGCATGCGCACGCCGCTGGAACTGAGCGCCGCGGGGAAGGCGAAACTGACGGAACTCCGATCCCGCTCCGCACCGGAAGCAAGTGGGGCGGGCTCAACAGCCGCCGCCGCGTAAACGACCCGCGGGGCACGCGGCGCAAGATCGCGGCGCTGCTGCACGCGCGCGGGCCGATCTGGGGCGACGCCGCGGCCGAAGCGCTGGCGCTGTCGCTCGACGAGTGGTGGGAGGCCGTAGACCGGTGCCCGTGGTTCACGTTCGATCACGACGGCTCCGTGCGCGGGTGGGTGCTGACCGACCGCGGCCGGGCCGAAGCGTTGGAGCAACCGGCGTGACCGACCGACCCGACCGCGCCGCCGAAGCCCAGCGCGCCCGCGAACTGGCCGCGCAACTGCGCTCCGGGCACACGCCGGACCCGCGCGCCACCATGCTCCGGGCGGCGCACCTGCTCGAACGCATGGCCGACCCCGCCGAACTGCCGAACACACCCGAATCGAGTGCGAACTGATGAGCGACGGCGACGCACTGCTGCGAACGATCCTCGAGCACCCCGACGACGACACGGCGCGGCTCGTGTACGCGGACTGGTTGGAGGAGCACGGGCAAGCGGAGCGGGCCGGGTTCATGCGCGCACAGGTGAAGGGCGAGCCGGTGCCCAAGCGACCGAACCGCATTACCAGACTCGCAATCGGCGAATCGGGCGGCGCGTTCCTTGAGTGGACGAACGGGTCCGGGAAGCGGGACCGCGCGATTACGGCGTACAGCACAACGTGCGGGGTGGCCGCCTACAGCGCGTTCACACTCGCGAACGTCGAACGTAACCGCCAGCGGAACCGGGTGCTGCTCGCCCGCGGGTTCGTCGCCGAAATCACCTGCCCGCTTGACGTTTTCCAGAAGCACGCCCCGGCGCTGTTCGCGGCGCACCCCATCGAGCGCGTGACGCTGACGGACATACGCCCGACGCCCGTAACCACCGACGACGAGCGCCCAGAGTGGACCTACTTCATCGGAACCATCGACACCGGCTACCACCTGCCGCAAGAGATTTACTTTCAGCTCTGGGGCGAGTGGCGGCACTCGCGCGAAGCGGCGCTGAATGCCCTTTCGCAAGCCTGCGTCGCCTACGGCCGCGAACGCGCCGGCCTGAAGGCACTTCCGAGGAGCGAACCGAAATGAGCACGCGCGCCGAACTGCTGAACGCGATCCCGTGCCGGGTAAACTCGGACCATGCCGCGCAAACCGAATAAGCCGACGCGCAACCCGACACCCAAAAAAGGGAAGCCGGAAGACTGGCGGGTCGCGTTCCTCGAAGCGCTCGCCGACACGGGCAGCGTCGTGCGCGCCGTGAAGGTGGCGAAAATCCACCGCTCGACCGCCTACGAGCACCGGAACGCCGATCCCGCGTTCGCGGAAGCGTGGCGGGAAGCGGAGAAGATCGCAACGGAAGTGATGGAGGACGAGGCGCGCCGCCGCGGGGTTGAGGGCACACTGAAGCCCGTGTTTCAGGGCGGCAAGCGCGTCGGTGAAGTGCGCGAGTACAGCGACACGCTGTTGATCTTCTTGTTGAAGGCGCGCGATCCGAAGTACCGGGACGCATCGCGGGTCACGGTGAGCGGCGACCCGAGCGCTCCGCCGGTGAAGCATGAACACAGCGGGACCGTTGAGCACGAGCACAAACTCGACCAAGCCGCCTTCCGATCCTTCATGGACGGCGTACTGGCAGCGGGCCTACGGCCTGTACCAGAGGACGGTGACGGACAACCCGTGGATTAAGAAGGAGCCGACGACGCTGCCGGACGGCCGCGTCACGCACGGCCCGCACCCCAAGCAGCAGCAGTTCTTGTTGCACGCGCACACGCGCGAAGTCTTCTACGGCGGCGCGGGTGGCGGCGGCAAGAGCCAATCGCTTTGGTACGGCGCTCTTCAGTTCGTGGACGTGCCCGGATACGCGGCGCTCATCCTGCGCCGCACCTACGCGGACCTGTCGAAGCCGGGCGCGCTGATGGATCGCGCCCGAACGTACCTCGCGGGCACCGGCGCGGTGTGGAACGAGCGGGACAAGCGGTGGTCGTTTCCGTCGGGCGCGTCGATCACCTTCGGCTACCTACAAAACGAGGGCGACAAGTACCAGTACGCCAGTGCCGAATTCCAGTACATCGCCTTCGACGAGCTGACCCACTTCAGCGAAACGCAGTACACGTTCTTGTTCACTCGCCTGCGGAAGACGCGCGGGCAACTGGAGGGCGTGCCGCTGCGGATGCGCGGGGCGAGCAATCCGGGCGCGGCGGGTCACTTCTGGGTCAAAAACCGGTTCGTCGATCCGAAGACGCGGGCCGCGAAGCGCGTGTTCATCCCCGCGACGATGGATGACAACCCGTCGCTGGACCGCGACGGGTACCGAGAGAGTCTGTCGAACACGGACGCGCTCACCCGCGCCAAGATCGAGCAGGGCGATTGGGACGCCGTTGAGGGAGGCCGGTTCCGGCGCGAGTGGTTCGGCCGGTGGCGGCGCGACCCGCACGGCCCAGACTTCGTGTTGGCGTGGCCGGGCGCGGGCATCGAGGAGGAACCCGAACGGTTCCAGTGGCGCGGGCGACCGATCTTCCAGACGTGCGACCCGGCCGCGAGCGCCACGACCGCCGCAGACTACTTCGTCTTGTCCACATGGCTCCTGTCGCCGAAGGGCCGGCTGCTGTGGTGGGATTGCGAGCGCGGCAAGTTCGAGTTGCCCGAACAGGTGAGCCTGTGCCAGCGCTCCTACGCGCGGCACAAGCCGCAGTTCGTGTGCGTCGAAGAGGTACTGAATCAGCGCGGCCTCGCACAACTCTTGCGCCGGTCCACTTCACCGGCAATGGTTGTGCGCGGCGTCTCACCCAACGGCAAGAAGAAACTAGAGCACGCGCTCGGCGCGATCGTGCTCGCGTCCGACGGGCGGCTGTTGCTGCCCGATGATAGCCCGCTGTTCCCGCTGGAAGACGTGGTTGCGGAGTTGACGCGGTTCACGGGCGACAACGCGCAGGACGCCAACGATGATTGTGTCGATTGCGTAGCTTACGCCTGTTCAGATGCACTCCCGCTTTTGGGGCCGCCGCAGGGCGGGCGCGCGCCCGGCATGTACTTGCCGAAGGCGCTCAGGTAAGATCACGAAACCCCTTGAGGATTGCCGATGCCAACTGCGACGCTGCCGTGCGACAAGACCGTTGAAGTGGAAACCGCCGCCGACCTGTGCAACCTGCTCCTGCTGGAAGGCGTGCGGGTGGTCACGGACGAACGCGGCCGACTGATCGGGTTCGCTTTCCCGTTCGGGATGCGCCCCGAAACCGAAATCACCATCGAGACGGGTGGCGAGTTCACCCGCGTCAAGATCAAGAGCACCTAGTGGGCAAATGGAACACCGTGTTCCATTCGGAGGGCGGCGGATGAACCCCGACGCGGTTGATTGGGCACCGGATTCGGAAGACGTGGTGACGAGTATTCGGCGCGCTGCGCTGATTATCCAGTTGTCCGGCCGGGCGGCACCGGGGGAAATCTCCGAGGCGACCGCTTGCCCCGGCCTTGCGCCGCTTCAACAACTCGCGGCGCAGTACGGCCTGCTGAAACCCGGAACACAGGGGGCGACGTGATTCCCGTTTGGCTCGTGCGAGAAGTTCGGATGGCCCCGTTCGGCGGGCTGTTCCGGCGCGCGGTTCTGCTGCCGTTCGTGCCGATTGGCGGGGGCGGCAAGGCCGGCACGCTCATTGTCTTGGGCTACGATCAAGACCCGTGCGAAGTCGAGACGGTATGTATCAACTCGGCCGGGGCGGTGATCGTCTGGGTGCCGGGAGTCACTGAGGGCAGTTACCGCCAAATCTGCGACGACGGCGAGATGAAGGGGCAGTTCGAGTACGAGACTGAAGAGTGGGATCCGTGCGACGGTCGGGGCGTGGACGTGTGGGAGCCGCCGGTTGACGCCAAGCCGTACCGGGCGACGGGCTGGCCGGACGAGAGCAAGGAGCAGCAGTGACCGAGCGCGAATCCTTCATCGCGGCGATGCGCGACAACCCCGCCGAGGACACTCCGCGCCTTGTGTTCGCGGACTGGCTTCAGGAGCGCGGCGAAGAGGACCGCGCGGAACTGATCCGCGCGCAGGTGGCGCGGGCGCGAC